GCTTTTCCGTTAACGCTATTTGTGAGATTGGTCACGGTGTTGTTAAAGTCGGTGCAGCTTACTTTAAGCCCTATTGCCGTTGTATTTGCCTCTGCACGCTGTTTTACCTCATTGACAACATCTGTATCGGCTTTATTTGTTAATGCTGTGTTGAGGCTTTCAAGGCTTGCATTTACACTTGTCTGATTGTTTGCAATTGTTGTGTTGATTGTTTTGACAGATGCATCAACATCTGCCGAGTTTGCTTTGGCTTTAAGAAGTGCATCAGATTCAGACTTAGTATATACGGATGATGCATCTGCCTTGAGCGATAACTGCTGACTGACTTTCGCTGATTCAGCTTTACTGTTAATGTTTGCCCGAACATCCGCTGACAGCTTATTAGAGGACACGCAATTGTCGGCAAGGTTATTTGTGCTTACTGTGCCTTTTGCGTTTTGGATGGCATCTGTGATACCGTATCCTGCAAGTGTGGTACTTTTATCAGCTTTTTTCTTAACTTCTGCAAGGTATTCCTCGCTTTTGTCTGAATACTGTTTTGCTCTGAGAAGAGCATATGCAAGGGCATCAAAGTCTGATGTGCTTTCAACTTCATTGTCATTGACTGAGTAATACTTATTGATTATCCACTCGGGAGCGGACTCACTCTCAAAACGGTTCAGCTTGTAAAATCTGCCATCCTCATAGTAATAATACTTATCGTAACCATCTGCCCAGTCATCAGGCTGTGTTGTCAATACTGTATAAGTCTTGAAGAGGTTTCGCTCCTCGACCATTGTACTGAAAGCAGGGGATGCAAGTATTTTCTCTCTTGTAGATGTCACAACAAGCTGATAACTGACGATACCGACACAAGTTGTGTCCTGAGTGTGGATAGTGTATGTGATGTTGCCATCCTCATTAATCCCACAATCACGGACAATTGTTGTGCCGTCGGTTTTCTTGCCGTACATTGTCACAACAACAGATTCCTCTTTTCCTGCAACAACATCAAGTAAATTGATACCATTAGCAAGCGAAATGATAAATACAATAGAGTTGGCATCGCCCTGTCTGATGCCATCTATGCATAACTGATTACCCACCTTCGAGCAGTCAAGCGTAAACTTCATTGTTCTTGATTTCATAAAATCACCTCTTTAAATAATTATAGGGCAATCCTGTGCGGTACACTAACCACACAGGATTCGTTTTTATTTGTTTGAATCTTCTTGAGCCGACTTAGTCCATTCACCTAACACGGTTGACAATGATTTGCCGTCCCACTTCATATAGCCTGATTTTTGTAGTTTCTTGCTGATTTTCTGCATTGTGTCACGGTCATTATTTAGAAATGCCTTCTGATATTCTTTTTTATACTGTGTAGTTAGTGCAGTACGGACAGAGGTCTGTGCTTTTTTCTTAGCCTCGGTTGTAGATTCTCCTTTTGCAATCTGTTCTTCATACTTCTCATTATAGAATGTTTCAAGCTGTTGCTTTGCCTTTTCGGGGTTATTGTCAATAAGTACATCATATGAGTTTGCGTACTCACTACCTTTTCGACCACCCGATGAACCAAAGTAAGTGCTATGACCGCTAATTGCATCTGACAAATTAGAGAAGATACCGTTAATGATATTACTGTAATTCTTCAATGGGAATCCTTTTAAAAATGCAAGTCCATCGACAGATAACCCCCATAGGGCATCTTTTGCTTTGTCAAGGTCAAAATTACCTTGTGCGAGAGCAACAATAACATTCTGATTAAAATCGCCGATTGAAGAGGTAAAGTCGTTGAGCATTGACACAACATTATCTGATGCAAAATCATAATCTTTACCGTTAATCTGATTTTCGATAAAAGATGCAAGTTCAGCACCGCCAATTGGAACGAGAACACTAAATCCTGTTTCTGCCCAGTCGATGCCGAGCCTCTCGAGAACAGAGGAAAGAGTAACTTCATCATTTTCATCCTTGTAGCGTTCAGGTTTATGAAGAGCAAGAGATGCAATAAAGGTCATCGCTACGAAGGTAAATGCTGATGCCATCTGCGAGGAAACTGCTTTTGCAAGCTTTTGTTTTTTGACATCTCGAAGTTCTGCATTGTCCTTGTTAGCCTGATAATCCATAATTGCATCGTATAAGATACCTGTGTTCTGCAATGGCTGAGTTTTGAACATAAATACAGACTTTAACAACTCGTTTGAATTTTTCTGTATCTCACCTCGGTGCAGACTATCATACATAGGCTGTGTCTCTTCAAGGATTTTGTCATATAACTTTGTTACCTCGTCAAAATATTCATCAGAGCCTATTTGGTCAGCTTTTCCCTGCTCTTTATAAAGTCGGCTGACCTCTTCCTTGGTTGCTACCCAATGCAACGCTGTTGTGATACAGTCTGTACCCTGTATCCATTTTGCAGGGTTAAGTGCTGTGGGCAGTTTCTTACTGAGCCAAGAGTCTTTCATTGCCTCGATTTCCATCGATGACAAGCCAATTCTACGCATATAATGACCTGCCGTGTGTGCATCAATCTCATCTGTAAGCTGTTTCCAACCACCCTTGCGAGCAATCTGCTGAATGCCTTTGACTGCACCGACAGATACAGAACGCATTGAAAGAATGCTTGATGCGGTGTACAATGATGCCCCCTGCTTAATAACTACCGATACAGAGCCTTTGAGTGCTGATGTAATCATATTATCTCTGACTGCCCTAACAATCTTATTGATTGCTTTTTCGGTCTGAGAGTTTGATTTTCTTGATGTCTGCAAGTCGGTCATTACCTGTTCGATAAACTGAATAGGCTTATCAGAATTAAAGGTTTCACGAAGGGCATTTCTAACGGAGTCTGTTGCAATCTTGTTGCCGTTTTCGTTTGCGTCAAACATCTTAACATTGAGTGCCTTGTTAAGGTTTCGGATAGGCACAGCGTAACCGTAATACTGTCCGACATCTCTTATATGCTTGGATATAACGCTGTCGAGTCCTGCAATGTTAAGAGCCTGTGGTGCGTTTCTTTTCGTGGATTTCAGCATACCTTTATTTACAATGGTCGCATCGTATTTCAGACCGTCAATTTCTGTTGAAAGAAAATCCTTATTAACAGCAAAAGGTATATAGTATTTTTCGGTTGCAATGTCACGATGAAGAAGAATTGCAGAAGTGTCATTGATGTAAGCATTAGAAACTTCATTGAAGAGAGTTTCAGCAAGCTCACGGTAATTGTTTTCAAAATCTCCCATTTGACTTTGCACAGCCGATATGAAACTTAAATTAATGCCTCTAATTGTCTTTCTTTGAGCAAATGCCTTTTCATAATTGCCTTTACTTATCTGTTCGGCATCAAGTAGAGTAACACCGCCTCGCTCCATGTGGTTGAGGTGAGAGTCTTCTGTATGTTCTCTTGTCCAAGACATCAGTATCTGCAATCCCTGTGACTTTGTCATTTTGACAGTCTGTGCAACATTCTTATTGTCACGGTATTTGATTTCGATGACATCGTTTTTAAAGTTTTCGTATTCCTTTGGATTTTCTTTGATGAAATCATTAAGAGGCTTTTCCGCAAGCATCTTAAACATATTGTACTTTTCCGTACCCTCGTTAAGAGCGTTGATGTGATACATAAGTTCGGCATCCGCATTGTAGCCTGTGTACTTCGCCATAAGTCGCATCGGTGATAATACTTGGTCGAGTAATGAATCCATTACATTAAGTTTAACATCACCGAGTTCTCTTGTCTGATTAATAATCCTTAAACCTGACTCATAGTTAGTAATAGCATCCTGTCTGCCAATCTGCTTAACAGCATCCCTTGTTGCGTTGTACACATCTTTGACAATCTGTTCAATTTCCTTAGCCTCTTCGTGTGTGAGTCCTTCAATAAGGCTTTCTCCCTGTGTCTGTTTCTTGATTTTGACACCTTCAAGTCTATTATCAAGGTAATCGGCAAAACCTTTTATTTCCTCGATAATTTCCTCATTGTAAGCATTGTAAAAATCACCGTAATGCTCATCACTTTGATTGACTTGTTCAAGCTGTTGAGAGAGTCTTCTCAGATTGTCTGATATCTTAGTATCATTATCAAGATTGATTGAATCAAGAAGAGTTGATGTAATGCTCTTGATAGGCTCGTTCAAGCCGTATGGAATATACATTTTCTCTGTCGGATGCAAGACAGCATCTAACAATTTCTTTGAGTATTTCTTGATTTCACTGATTGAGTGTGACCAGTCCTGATTATCCTTGCGTTTTTCAGCATCTGCCTTGCGTTTCTCACGGTTTTTCAGAATGATATCATCAATCTTATCATTCTTCTGTTTACGGAGTTTTGCAACGGCATCCTTGCGTTTCTGCGTTTCTTGCTTTCTGATTTCAGCAATACGCTCATTCTTCTGCTCACGCACTCTTGCAATCTTCTTAGAGGTTTCGTATTTCAAGATGTTACGCATTGCCTCAGTTGACTCAAGTTTTAATAGACTTTTGTCTTTGTTTACGATTTTTTCTTCGGTTTCTGCTTTGACTTTCATAAGCGATGCAATCTCTGCTTTGTCGCTCTTAGAGATGTTGTCTTTGGCATTGATAGTCTTGATTTTGCTGTCAATCTCATTAAGTTTATCGTTGAGTTCATTCATCTGCTCAAGTCCCTGTTGATAGGTCTTGACGGTATTTTGCTCTGATGCGTTAATTGTTGTTGTTTTAAGAGCCTGTACGAGTGCCTCTCGGTTACTGAGAAAGTCACCTCTGTTACTTGAGAATTGAAGGTTGTCATAAGTTACACCCGATTTGTCTGTATATTCCGTGTTGATTGCTTTGTGCGTAGCATCTGCTCTTTGACTTTCATCAGCATACTCATATATTGGTATATCCATTTTTTTGAGTGCGGTTTTTAATTTTTTGTCTGCATCAGCAGGAATAACCACCGCCATTACCTCGTCAAATCCTACAACTCTGTGTGGCTTTGCCTCGAAGTATCTTACTGGCATTTCAGCAATCTCATCTCTCGCTTTGAAAAGTTTATTAATCGTGCTTTTTTTGAGGTTACCATAATACTGTTTAAGATATTTATACACTCCGTCAATAGTATTGTACCTTTTAAACGCATCAACAACACTATCACTTGTTTCTGTATAGCCATCATCAAATTTTCCGTTGCTATATTTACTACTGTCAGCAATTTCCTTTATTATCGGAGCAAGCAGATTGGAAATGTTTTCCCTTTGGGTTTCAATTTCCTCAGATGATAATTCTTGTAACTTATGTTCATTACTTTTAATTTCTTCAATGCTATTGAGATTTTTGGCTGATATTGTTTTAGCGTATTCTATTCCCCCAAAAAAAGAATTACTGATAGCACTCTTTCCTACTTTCATAGCTTTGACTACATTATCAATATTGTAATCGTAATGTGTCTGTTCAAAAGATTTCCTACTACCGTCATTGTTGTACAAGTCAACATCATCTCTGACAATATATTTATCTCCGATGACACCGCTTTCAGAAAGCATATTGTCTATATACTTTTCAAATTCCGCTTTATGCTCATTGATAGCATTTTCTATACCTTCATCATATGAGTGTTCAGTCACTTCTTTTTTAGCATTACCTTTGGCATATTCAATGCAGTATTCGATTGACTCTTTGGAATCACTATACACATCTTTAGACTTTGCACAATCATCAAGAGTGTTTTCAAATCTTTCGACTTGTCGCAACGCAATCCGCAGTCGAATTGACTCTTTAGCAACCTTAAAAAAAGCATCTCGAAATTCTTTGTCATTAACAAATCTATCAAATGTACAGTTGTTGTTTTTGATAAAAGACTTGACAGTTGGGTTTGCGAAAAATGAGAATTTAGGTTTTTTTTCATATGCAACAGGGGTAACCTCAATATTGTTTTCTTCAACGAAGGCTTTTCGTACATATCTGTCATTTAAAAATTTACGCTTAATTTCATTTAAATCATTAGTATTAAATATATTACTTTCGAGATAATACTCAGATAAATCTAACTTTTTCGCAATTGCTTTAAGACCCTCTGCGTTAATTTTGTATTTCGTCTGTGGAAATGTACTTGTCCACGCATCACGGTTGTACACATTGTTATTACTGTTATTCTGTGGGTCAATCGTATCCTTGCTAAACAACAGAGTAACATCACCGAAATCATCGTGAACACTATCAGCTTTCTCAATTGCAATGCTCGGTACTGGTAAACCTGCTCCGTCAAAATCGTTGATAAGATTCATAAGGTTCTGTGAACTTATATTGTGTGTTGCTACAAGCGTTCTTTCTCTTTCAGTAAGAAAATCTCCTGTTCTTGTGTTACTTTGAGTTTTTGCATTATTTTCTTTTACAGAAGATTTATTTGTATGAACTTTTGCGTTCTGATTTTTAAGTCCTTCGATGACAGCTTTTTCGTACTTATCAACAATTGACTGCAGTTTTTCAGCATTGCTTGCAAGGTTATTAGCAAGTAGTCTTGCCTCATCGGTCATACCTCTGTTATCATTGAGAATGCTTTTAATCTTGCTAATAACCTTCTTAATGAGATTGATAAACTTCTGACCGACAGAAGGATTCTCTTTCGACATTCTTTCAAGGATTTTTGCTTTGTTAACAAGGTCAGAAGAAAATTCAGCAATAGCCTCTCTTGTCGCATAAATTTGTTTTTCATCCTCTGACATTTTATGCCATTTCTTACTGTTGCGTTCTTCAAGCATAGAGTAATGCTTATCGACTACATCGTTGAATGCATCAGCACCAACGGCATCCTGAATAGCCTTTGAAAGTTCTGCGTACTCTGTGGGTGCGTGTTCAGCAAGGTGGGAAAGCTCGTGACCGAAAGTTGACATCATCGCACCTTTACTTATAACATCGTTGATGGTTTCCTTCTTTGCGTTAATATCAATCATTATGGTATTAGTCAAAGAGTCATAACCACCGTTATCGTCTATATACACACCGTTTTCGTCAGCCCGTGATGCATAAAACTTAACATTCAAGCCGTGATTAGCATAGCCTGAGATATAATCAACAGATGCTTTCTGTTCATCGTTAAGTTTGATACCTTCAAGAGCGGAAGTATCAACCGTACCTTTAGCGTAACCGTTTGTTTTGTCTTTCCATTCCTGCTGTAATTTTGAAAGAGCGTTGCCAGCTTTGAGTGCTGTTGTGTACTTATTCAAGCCATCTTCATAAGCTGACACTTGTACATTGTACGGTAACTGTGATACTGTGCTATTCAAGCTCTGAAACGCAACCGCACGAACACCCTGATTGAAAAATCTCGCATACTCCATAGCGAAAGTATCAGGCTCGATTTTATCTTCTAATCCGTTATAAGCATTTTTCATCTTATCAACCGTATCGGTGTTGATTGTCATATCCTTAGCGTTTTTTGTAAGAAACTTGTCGAGCGTTTCGGCTTTGTTAAGATTTGCATCAGCATTACTTTTCTCAGCGTTAAACTCAATGAGGCTTGGTGTGAACAGTTTTGTGTCTGCGGAAAGCAATGCAGTTTGCTGATTAAATCTTGCACTCTTTGCCTGATTGACAACATCGCTTGCAAGAAGTGATTTTAAACTTTCAGACTTTTTGATTTTTTCGAGGTCATCATTTGTCAAGTTTTCGCCGTTTGTAAGTTTGTTTGCAACAACATTTTCATCCGATGTGAGGTTTGCTTTTTTGATGACTCTTTTAAATTCCTTTTTTGACGGCATACTTTCTGTTGCTTTTTCATATGCCTCACTTTGCAAAGCACCGAGTCTTGCATTAGTCGGGTTGCTTTCGTAATCGGTAACGCTGTCATTAAGACCGTAATGCTTTGCAAGATTCTTAACCGTGTCTATGTTATCAAGAGAGGATATAGATTTTCCTGCCTTAATATTTCTTCTGTATTGAGATGTATTGACAGCAGTACCCGAAATTCCGCCCATTAATGCACCGCCAATTGCATCCTGTATAATCTGACCGCCGTAATTCAGCATTACTGCCTGTCCTGCCTCAGTTTCGGACATACCGCTGTCAATATATTTGTCATACTCTGTTTCAAGCTGAGATAAGCTACCGTTAATGATTTCATCTGCTACACTATCAAGGAGCGTTGCAGATACTTCTTCCGATGCCTCGGTCAAAATCTGCTTTCCTGCATTTTTTAAAATGCTCTTGAATTCCTTTACACCGCCATTTTTAAAAGCTTTTAGTTTACCAAGTGATACACCTTCGGTAAGCACCTCGACACCTGCGTAGGTAAGACCTGTGGCAAGAGCCTGCTCTACTGAACCACCATTCTCAACAGTATCATTAAATCCCTGTGTTGCTACCTCTGCACCCATCATAGACAATCCGACAGCAGGATTTGCATATGCGATACCCATACGAATAGCGTTATCAATAAGGCTTACTCCCTGCTGATAAGCCAATCTTCCTAACGGGTTATCTATATTACTTGCGACTTCCTGTTGCAATAAATTATTTTGGTACACGGCAGATTCCTCGGGATTATAATATCCGTCACCGCCTGTCCATTTATCAATATTGGATGCGACTTGCTTTGGTGAAGATTCAAAAGCTGACGGAATCATATTAAGCGTACTTATAGCCGTACTTGCAATCGGGTGCTTATCAGCGAAATCTTTAATATTTTCATTTTCTTTCTCGGCTTTTTCTCTGTCTTTGGCTCGCTTGTAGTATTTATAAATTTGGTCAACATTCCAACCATCGAGAGTTTTAAGCGAATTAAAGTTAGTTTCAATAGCTTTTTTCTCTTCATCGGTATATAAGGAGTCTGTCGGTAATTTGCCTTTTTCGAGTTTCTCTTTTAAAGCATCCTTGTTATATGTATCAAATGCATCTTTGGAGTGTTCCTCTTCATATGACTGCATATCATAGTAAGCATCAAGAGTTTTTGCCACTTCGGGATTTTGCTTACGAAAATCAGTATAGTACTTCTTTTCGTTTTCGAGTTCCTTTTTTTGGTCGATTTTTCTCTGTAGGTTATCAAGCTGTTCTGCTTTTGCGTTTATATTGTTATAATACTCCGCTATTTCAGAGTCTGAATATGATTCTTTGTCAAAACTTTTCTTGCTCTCTACAGCATATTCTTTTTTCAGTTCGTCATATTCCTTCTGTAAATCATCAGAAGTTTTGGCATCCTCTTCTGCCTGTGCAACAGCAGATTTGTATTCCTGTTCTGTGTCAAAATCTGACATTGCATTTTGAATTTCTTTTGCGTTCGTTTTGAAATTGTCTTCTGCAATATTAAGGTCAGAGATAGCACTCTGCATATCTGATGAGTCATCAGTATAGCCGTATTTATCATAAAATTGTTTTGCAGAGCCTTTGAGAGCATCGGCTGTTTGATAATACTTTGAAATTGTATCAGCCCTGTTTTTTAAAGAATCAAAGGCTGTATTTTGATTTTCATAATAAGCCTTTGATGTTGCATTGCTTGCAGAGTCATACCATCTTGACAACACATCCTCGCCATTGCCCATATCGTGTAATGCCTGTGATTCTTCTTCTTCCTGACCGAGTACAGGTTGACTATTGAGATAATCAAGATAATCATTGTTACCGTTTTTGCCGTTAATTGCATCAAGCAAACTATCGCTTTTTTTGTTAGAGGTATTCCCAGTCGTGGTGTTCGACTGGGAATTATCATTTTCATCTTTTTTCTTTTTAAGGTAATCAAGGTAATTCATAGATTTATCTCCTTATTTTTTTGAGCCTGATGTCTTGTGTGCTCGCTTATACGCTTTGCCGATGTCAGATGCACCGTAGTAGCTTGAAAGATAGTTGATTTCACCGCTTGACAATGTATGATTAGCAAAAGCATTATTCAGATATTTGGGAAGAACATCGTTAATGGCTTTAGTGTAGTCACCTGAGTATTTGGAATACTGCAAGCTTCTGGCTTTGCTGTCAATTTCGCTGATAAGGTTTGAAGTTGTGCCTGTTCTCGTTGCTTTCGCATTGACATTGTACCAGTTTTCACCGCTGTTTTTGTTTTTGGAAGAGGAGGAATTTTGGGCTTTGTATGTATTGATTTTTTCTGTTGCTTTGTTGTTACGGATTGTTTCAGCAAGTGCAGACTGTCTGTAAGCCTCTTCGGCTTTGTTCGCTCTGATTTGTTCTGCAAGCTGTGCATTCTTGTATGCCTCTTCAATACGGTTTGCTCTCTCAGTTTCTTCCTGCTGTGCCTGTTCTGCACGCAATGTTTCACCCTGTTTCCAAGTGTCAATATCATTGCTTGATGCAGTACCGTACTGATTTGTCGCAAGATTAGCGGAGTTGTAAAGGTTTGTACCTTTCTGATTCCAAGCGTTGAGGTCATTACTCTGTGCATTCTGCAGTTCGCTCTGATACAATCCGTAGAGGTTGTTATATACATTCCAGTTGTTAGACCACTCATTCTGCTGTTGACTTCTGTCCTGAGCGTACATATTGTAAATGTTATTAAGTCTGTCTGTTTCGGCATTGAAACCGCTTAATGCCATACTGTAATAATTACCGATGTCATTGTTAAGCTGTTGCAGATAGCCTTGATAAGCCTGAGAGCCTGCAGTTGTTGCGTAACTGTTGCCGTAACCGCCTGTCATTGCAGATGCCTGACCTACTGTATCAGCCATTGCGACCTTGCCCATATTCTGATACTGCTCTTTTGCCTGTTGAAAAAGCGTATCATTTGAAAGGTCGTAGGAAAACGGTTTACGGTTGGCAACAGCGTTCATCGCCTTGTTGTATGCTCCCTGATTGCCGTACTTAAACTGCTGTGAGAGATTGTTGTTACCGTATAACTGATTAAGTTTAGCCTGTGCAGAATTTATCTGACCACCAAAACCACCTGCCCCTGTTGTGTAGCCTGTCTGAGCGTAATCGTTATATCGGTTCGTTGCATCATCCTGTCGGTTCTGATAATTTGTTGCGTTCGATGACTGGTTGTATTTCTGATATACATATGCCATATGCTTTAATCTCCTTTCGGGTTCTGTTTCTTTTCAAATTCATCGACTCGCTTGCGGTAATTCTCATACTCTGTCTGTACAGTTGTTAATGCTTTGTTCTGCACAGACTTGTACACTTCGCTGAAAGCCATTTCGATAATTGTCGGCGATAGATTAGGATAGTTAGCAAGCTGATATAATTTGTTTCGCAAATCCATAATCAATACTGATTCAGGTGCTTTCGGTGGTGTGTTTGTTGTGTTTTCTGCTACTGTTTTTGTGGTGTTTTCGTTCATAGAAATTCTCCTTTTTTAATAACTTGTAATCAACCCATTAACTACCTTGAGTGTGCTATATGTCCAAGTAATTGAGCCATTACTACCTGATTTTATTGTTCGGATATACGGTATATCTGCTGTAACCGTGTTGTATAGCTGACCGTTTCGATTGTCTTTGGTACGCAATCCCATTTCAACAGAAACATCTCTCAACCAAAATCTACGGATTGTACTCCAACCGCTGTTGAATGTGTTACCACCAAAAAGATTAGCGTAGCAAAATATACCTTTGTTATCGTTTCCAATTGCATTGTTGGTTGCAAAAGCCAATTGTACATCATAAGCATTGCCATTTTGATAACCGAATGTTATATATTTGCCGTAAGCCTCATTAAGTCTTATACCTAAGCCTTTAGTGGTTGATGATGTTATCCATTGTCCAGCACCGATATAGCCGACTGCAAGACCGTCACGATAAAACGCTTGTCCGTCCAATGATACACTCGACATTTTTCGCCCGAGGTGATAAAAGTTAATATCGCCGTTTTCCAGTTTAATAACATTACCAAGATTACTTTTACTCCACGCAAATTCAACCGCATTTGCCGATTGCCGAATAATGCTCTGAATAGTGCTTGTGCTTGTTTTCTGCGTAACAGTTGATGAGATTTCGTCTGATTTAACCGTTAAGTTTGCAATGTCTGTTGTGTTGGAGTCAATTTTACTTGCCCAAGCTGAAATCGAGTTATTAACATTGGAGATTGCCGTTGTAAGCTGTTCACCTGTTGCGAGCGTGTTGCGGTATGCTATATCTATCTTCTCGGCTGTGATAGAGCCTGTGTAGATTTTTGAACCGTCAATAACCGTCTGACCGTTTTCTACTTTTGCCCAAGCTTTGATTTCTTCTGCCGACACGATTAACGGAATTGTCTTTGAATAGACTTTGTTATTGTAACCGACTTCAATCTTGATAGCCGTGCAAGTCGCTATATATGCGTTGAATTCTCCCGACAACGAAAGAGAAAAATTATTTGTATTTTTCTGTGACTTGTAAAATACAGATTTGTTGCCGTTCATTCTCCATACTCGTATTTCACTTGCAGTTACAAGCTGTGTATTACCGCCTGAGTTCTGACGAAACTCAATGTTGATTGTTGACGGTGTACAAGATGTACCGAGAATGTTTTTGTTGACTGATGATACATCGGTATAGATTTCATAAGCCTGTGCATCTATGCCATCTTTACCGTCTTTACCTTTGATTTCACCTGTGCAAACAAAAGCACCGTTTTTATTGTTCCACACAAACAAATAACCTTTTACAAGGTAAGTATCGCCATTATTCAGCGTTGTTGTTGTCTTGTTGATAATGTTTTTACACTCAGAGTCAAAATACAAGTCATAAGGAGTACCAACATGAAAATCATCGTTATTCTTGTATGCCGAACCGAGGATTGTTACCGAAGTTCCGTTTTCTCCATCTGACACACAACCAATTGAGCATACTGCCGTGTAGATTGTATTGCCTGTGTCGGCTTTACTTTCAGCTTTGACATACAGTACAGATGAGTTTTCAAAAGCGGTTGCGGTTGAAATCCTCATATTCATTGCGGTTGCTGTTCGTGTGTACTCTGCCCACACTTCACCGTCATTTGAGGTGTACCACCTTGTTGATGCAACATTGATGTTTCTTGCTGTGAGATTGACTGCAATATTTTGAACATCGTAACCGTCTGTTGCTGTCTTCTTAACAAGCGTAGCGTTCGGGCGGATATCAATACCCATTGCCATATCTGTAAGAGCGGTAATATCCAGTCCACCGATTGTACCCGATGTTGCATTGATATTACCGAAACTGTCAACGGTAAATGTACCGTTACCGATATTGATACTACCGCCAGTTATTTTTGCGTAAGGGAAATACACTGAGTCTTTGTCGAGATAAAAAAGCTTTTTGTTTTCTGCCCACCAAGACATCTCAGTCGGTGTAATTCTTGTTTTGAGGTTCGACCGTGTATCGATAACTTTGCCGTTATACTCGAAGGAATCCGAGAGCAAACCAACTTCAACACCGTATATCGGACTTGCTCCGCTTTCATCAAGTAAGCCTTGCTTGATATAAGAGGTCTGATTGACTTTGTAATTATCAAGGTCTGTTTCAAGCTGTGATGCATAATTATATAAATATTCAATTCCTACACTACTCCCTGAAATGTCGAGCGTTGTGTCACGAAGATATTTTCCAAAGTCAGATATAGCAACATAATTACCGTTCATCTGCGATGTGAATTTTTCATCTGACTGTATCACTACATCTGCTGTCTTAATTACAAGGTCACGGATGGTAGTATAACGGCTCATAAGGTCTTTGTTGACCTCTACGATATCGCCATTGGATGCAGACAGAGCCGATGCTGTCTGCTCCCACATCTTATCTACTGAAAGATTGGCAAGTGTTGCGTTTAACTGTTCATTGTTACGGTATATGTAACTGCGTATTTGTGCTAACTGTTCTTCGGCTGTACCGTTGCCAATATTTGGCAAATCAATAAAATTCATTAAACATCACTTCCAATCTCCAATACTTTTGAAATCGAATAAATTTTGCAAGTACCTTTTCCCTCGATGCGAATTGCAAAATGGTCACATCTGCGAGGTAGAACAGGTATGCTATACGATTTTGTTCCGTGACCGCCAATCGATGAAACTGTTTCCCAATGGTCTGAGTCATCGTAGCGAATACGCACTCTAATTTGGCTTGTAATCGGTTTTTGTACTCTGAGTAACATTCTTCCTACATACTTGTTATCTGAGTAAGAATAGCCTATAGAGCCTGTTTCCGCATACCATTCAAAGTCATCTTCTGCCGTACCTCTGCCTGTTGTGGTCATAAGCTGATAACTTTCGGCATCAACGAAGTAAAGGTCTGTTTTAACCTTGCAAAACTCTTTAATGTGAATGTTATCTTCCTTGTGCCACATTCCAGTAGTGATATCATAAACGAAGAGAGTCCATACTCCGCTTGTGTCCTGCATACAGATATAATATCTATTCCCAATACTACCGCTGACAGCGTTGCTATAGCTAACCGCACCGAGAGGATTTGATATACTTGTTGGCAATGAACCGTCATAGTAACAGACATCTGTTGCTGACTTGTAAAACAAGGTTTCGTTAAGTATGCAAAGGCTCTTCGAGGAACCCTTCTGAACACCTCTTACTTTTTGCTCAATTACCTGATAATTGCTCGGCATTGAGCCGTAAACCTTGTGTATGCAATTTTCTTTGAAGAATAGCAAATAATTACCGTAAGCAATTGCACCTGTCCACACACCGTCAGAGCCAACAGAAACAGCATATGAGTCTGTTGATATACCTGCATATACAAACCAGTTCTTGAAATCACCCTGCTTACAAGCATAGATTTCATTGACGATTTTGCCCTCGTTGTTAAGACCGTAACGGCATCCCCACAAACGGTTGTTCGATTCGATAACGAAGTCCATAATCGGAGCAACACGCTCAAGCTTGACCGTACCTGTAGACTGAGTGACAACATTGTCAAGTATTGCGGTAACTACAATCCAGTTTTCTTTCTCGTCAATAGACTTGATGAGCATCGAAGTGTTAAGAGTATCAATCTGTTCTTTGATTTTGTCGCTACCCGAAGAGGAAGAGGAGTCACAACCGCTGATTGTTACGGCATCACCTTCCTTGAAACCTTTTCCAATGCCTGTTGACTCAATACGCACATAGGTTGTTGAAAGAGATGACCACATCCGTGTGTTTGAGTTCCATACTTTTAAGTAGTGCGTGTCACCGCTTGTATCAAGCCATTTGTAACCGTTTGCGACTGTTTCCTTCTCACCGACATTAGGTGACTCATCACCTACATATACATAGTTTTCACCTTTTGGGTTTTGGTACTGATATTTAGTGCCATCTTGCGTACACATCGTATATACAACATTGTTGACCTCTGTTGCTATTTCAATAGTGTTATCAAGATATCCCCAGTCGGATATATCTTCCGTATTAATGAAGACCTTGTCAGGAAAAATAACAAGGTATGCACCCATTGATACCATTGTTTTATCTGTGTCCGTCAAAATAATATGGTCAACCTTTTCTCCGTCAATGTATAAATACATACCGTCAATGTAGCAGAGGTTATCACGGCTTGCCATACATTTTGGTTTGGTAAACTGTTGTACAATGCCTCTCTTATCTCTCGGTGACAACACAGGATAGTAATTGCCTGTCATATTCTGCATATCATAAAACTCCGTGTCACCGATGCGGATATTGTGGTTATATCCTGCAAACTGTTCTTGATACTCTCGCTGTGCAGAGGATGAATCAAGCTGTGGAAAATTAAAAGCCATAATATCACCGCCTAAAATGTTATATGAGCAATCTCTTTGGGCATATGGTTGCAATGCCACCAATTGACGAAAGAATCATAATGGTTGCTGTACTGTGCAGATGATGCGTTGTATCTGTCATACTCCTTGTTGACAAGGTGTATTTGAAGTTCAAGAAATGCTTTGTAAATCTCTACTGCATACGGTTTCGGAATCAGTAACGGCTGATTGCGTGATGTGTTCTCGTCATATCCGATAAAGTCTGTATCTTCATAACCTTCGTGTGTGTCGAAGACTTCGTTCTTGACCATTCTGTCGAGAGAGTCAAGCCAAGCAATCTTTTCGTCTTCTGTGCGGTTGTTTGGTACTGTTGCATCAATCATATCAATTGCATCAGCTATTGTAATGTAGTCCATATTTTCATCTCCTTAAAAACAAAAAAGAGGCGGAAAAACCGCCTCTTAATCTCATAATCAAGCCATCGGCTTGCTGTCTTTGAATGCCATTTTCTTGATGAATTCTCTCGCCTGTGTGCGAGCCTTTGCTTTGTTATTGATAACCTCAGCAAAGATTTCATCTACCTCAACAGGCACATCGGTCTGAACAAGAATATTGTGACCGTTGACCGAGAAGAATTCCTGTTCTGCTCCGTCACCCTCAATCTGAGGGTCACGAGGAAGAATAACAGTAACTTTCTTGCCTGTAAGACCTGCATTCTTATTTGAATTTGTAGCCATAGATAATCTCCTTATTAGTTTTCTTCATCGACAGATGAGTAAGAAGAACCTGACTCGACACGGAGAATTCTCTCCTCATAAAGAATTTTAGCGCCGTGGCTGAATTTGTAGCCGACTGTGCTGTAGAGTTCGAGAGGACCGCCAATTTCCGACTTATCCTTGATAATCATATGCATTGACTCGTTTTCGGGTTCAATGATGCCGAAAGCCTTTGCACCGAGGAATAGCGTGTCATATGTAGCGATGCCGAGTTTGTTGTGTGCGTGAATCTTGCACTCTGTTGACTCAACGAAACGGCAACCGTGAAGTTCGCCAATTTCGCCCTTGAAAATCGGTGCTGTGTCATTGTACTTGTGGTACTCTTTCCACTCGTCAGACTCTGTAAGGTCATGAGCAACAGAGGGATGGATAAGACATACATAGCTACCGTTAATCTTCGGTGCTTTGTTCTTCTTGAGCCAAGTAACAGCCTTTTTCACAACGGCAGGAGTGAGAACACAATCTGCTGTGAGTGTATCTCTTGTTGAGATTACTGTGCCGTCCTTCTTCGGGCAGTACATAACAGAGTTACCTGCAATGAGGACATTTCTAGTGAGAGTGTCCATAGTCGCACCTGCCGATGCACCCATCTCTTCTGTACAGCCCTGAATAATCGGGTCATATGCCTCATATTCAAGTCTGTCTGTGATTGTGGTGTAATCGCCGTGCTGTGATGTTGTGCCTTCAATCTTTGTCATACCGAAAGCCTGACCTGTCGGTGTAACACCTTCGGTAATCGGTATAAGAGCCTTCGGAAATGTGTCGAATTTACGCCATTCACACTTATTGCCGTGAATCTTCTGCTTGTCGCCGAACTGATTGAAGATAAGTTCTGCCCTTGCGTTTTCGAGAAGGGAAGTGTCGTAGAATGTCTTCATTGTCGGGGACATTCCACTTGCGGATGTTTTGTTTGCGTTTAAGGTTGTTTCATCAGCAAAAAGCTGGAGAATAAGATTGTACATAATATTAGACATAATAATGCTCCTTTAAAGTTAGAATTTTGGAGCAACACCTGTTCTGATAAACTGTTCCTTGATTCGCTTGAAGTCATCAAGAGTAAACTGTGATGGGTCATCCTTCACAATGACGGATGCACGGTGATTCATACCGTTTTCCCTCGGTCTTTCTTTGTTAGCCTTAACTGCATTTGCAGTATTGATAGCTGTCTGATTGACCGCATTATTCACAGTAGCGTTGAGAATATCTTTGTAATGAATCACACGGTAAGCGTTGTCTACTGAAAGACCAACACCGCCTAATTCCTGTGGGTCAACAAGCTTGCGGAACTGAGGATTACTCATTTCTGTTTCAAGGTCGAAAGACGGAAACTGTTCTCTCATTGCATCCGACTGACTCACAAGGTTTCTGCAATGTTCGTTAATGAATGCCTGTCTTTCTTTGTCTGCCTGTTCACGCTTGTTGTTTTCGAGAATTCTCTCTGCTTTCTTGACTTTGACATACTCCTCAACAGGTAATCCTGCCTCAAGAGCCTCATCTTCATACAGTTTCGTATCGTTCTGAATACTGTTGCTGAGGTCATCGAGAAAGCTTTCTGATGCGGAATCAAGTCCGTATCTGACATTAGCTATGTTGAGGATGTCACGCATTCTTGCGTTTTCTGCTTTGAGCGACTCCTGCTCTTTGAATCTCTTTGAAAAGGCTTTGTCCATATACTTCTGGGCATCGTCTTTCCACTCGTCAGATTTAACGAGTTCGGCAAAAGTCATTTTCGGCTTTTCTTCGGGAACAGCACCGACTTCGGTGTTGCTTGTACTCTGCTTACCGTAAACAATCTTCGGTGCAGAGCCTTTGCCATCGGCAGGGAACGATGTGCTTGTTGTTTCTCCTGCTAAGCCTGTTGAGCCTTCACTTGTTCCTGCTCCTGCGGATGCACCTGCAGATGCACCCCCGCCACCGTCAGCAAAAAGCTGAATGTTGAAACAACGGGACATAAGTTCAGTAACAACGGCTGTTGAGATAGTCTTAACCATTGCTATCTCCTTCCATAAAAAGTCTGTGGTTAAGGTCACGAGCCTATGTTCACAATTTAGCATTGCAAGACTAAACACCTCAAACCATCAATTCCAAAACGATAAAAAATTTTGCAATTCGTAAAAAACACCCATTTTTACGAATTGAACATTTTGCGGTCATCAGCAAAATGTTATTTTGAGCATAAAAAAAGCACCCATAATCGGGTGCTTAGAAACCTTAGAAACTTTGGGAAAGAGTTGGGAAAGAGTTAAATAACGGTAAGTTTAATGTTGTCGGGATAGTTTTCGGCAAGCAGATTAAAGCCTGTTGTAACAGTCATGAAGACTAACTGCACATTAGGCTCGTATTCCTCATTAGGCTTGCACCTGTATGTAACACGCTGTTTCTCGCCCTCACCGCTGATAGTAAATGACGGTGATTCTGTCATAGCTGTGCGAAATTCTTCAAGCGTGTTTGCAAGTGTGTACAAGAGCGTTGATGCTCCTGCACACACAATGTCCTTGCCGTTTTCAGCAAAATCTGCGTGACCTCTCATTGTTACGGTGTAATTCTTAATGTCAACTTTAACTTTGAGCATATAGTATTCTCCTTACTACTGATTAACCTGAGTTGATGCCTGTGCTTTTTCCCTTGCATTCGTCATAAATGACCTTTCGGATGTATCGTCTGTTGTAATGCCATCAACAGAGAGATTACCGCTCGGTTCTTCGGAATTGTTTCCATTTTCAACGAGAATCGCCTGTGCAAGCTGTTCAGCCATCTGCGTGCCATTCTGCATATCTACCTGCTGTGCAAGGTTGAACGCAATCTTCTGTAACTGCTGATACTTATTAAACATCGTGCCGTTTTGCATTATCATCTGTATGATTTCATCCTTATGAGCGAAATCCATAGTCTGTAACAGCATTAATGACATATCTACATTCTGAGGAGAGAACACACCGAGGTTGTACAACTGTATCGCAAGTTCGTTTTGCTCCATTTTCGTGTATGGTGAGGCTTTTTGTGCGGTTACTTCTATATCAAAGCAAGGCAGTCTGAGTCCCATATCTCTGCCGAGAATGCTCGGTTGTTTCTGCGGTTTGAGTCCTGCGTTGTTGTACTGTACGAATTTTTCTTGTCCGTATTTGCCTGTAATGCGGTACTCTCTGAGTACATCGTAAAACTGACGGATTAATTCAATGACCATATTTGTGATTTTGCGGTGCATCGTGTACATAATCTTATTATGAGTACGGCTCATCTTACCGCTCTGCTCCTGCATTGTCGCAATAGCCGAGGCGGCGGTGACTCCCGAAGTGCTACCGCCATTGTTCACATCACGGTTACCGAGTGTTTCCTTCATCTCAGCTATGAGGTTTTCCCTCATATTGACAACAAATGTCGGTACTGGTAAGGTTGTAATCGGCCTGATTGAGTCATCGTTAAGACTACCTGTTGTATGTACAAAGTCTTTGCTCCAATCAGCAAACTCAGCCTCGTTGACCGCTCCGTTGGTCTTGACGAAGTATCTCGGCTTGCTTGTTACTCTCGCATTAGTAAGCATAGCCTGTGTAAGCACATCTATTGCGTGTTGGTCACCTCTGCCAATGTCGGTGTATCCGTATCCTGCAATACTGCCCTCAACAGGGAAGAGAGGAGTAACAACAAAGGGATAGAGTCCGTGGTCATACCAACCATTCGGATAGTTTTCGGCATCGTTTTCGGTTGCAAAGAGTACAGTACCCTCTACAAACTTACAATAATGCAAGACCTGATTGCCGTTGCTATCTGACTGCTTATAGAACCAATCTACAACGGTTGTCTTACCGTCTGTGTCGATGGCATCATCTGTACGATACTGGTCAGATATAACCTTGTGACTGTTGAGTTTACCTTCAAGCTGTGGATATTGCTTGACAAGTGATTCATTATCCACAAGAGAGGTATGGAATACTTCTTTGCTGTCCTGTATGTCTGTGACACCACTCTCCCAAAACAGATTGAGTATGTCAATCTTTTCGACTGAGATATCACCGAGTCCATCGTGCTTAGTACCGTCCCAAAAGACTCCTGCACAACAAACTCCCTGTTTAAGTATGTAGTTGGCAAGTTCTGAGTAAGTGTTTTCGTAATCGTTTTCCTCGAAGATAACAGGTAAGATACTCTTGAGCTTTTCAGCCTCTTCCACATCATCTTCACGCTTAGGTCTGATGTTTGATTCGGGATAACCGTCCATCAAGTCTGAGTGCTTTGATGCAATGCAGTTCCATAACCAAGCTGTTGCGACTTCGTTGTCACCCTTTTTCTTGTTGCTGTTTCGGTCATAATAATCCCATTGGCGGAGTTTCCAGTAATCTTCGTTCGCTTTGATTCGTCTGTCAAGGCTTGTCTTGTAGGTCTTGTACCGCATTAATCGGTCATATGCCTGTAATACTGTACGCTCAGTTATCACAGGATTCAGCACGGCTTTTGACTCTGTTGTAGCACCGTCTACAATGCCCTGTGTAGGTGCGTTATCATCTGATGACATCTGCGTTGTCTGTTCTGTTGTTGTGCTATCCTGTGGCAGTTCTGAGCTGTTTTGCATATGTTCAAGCTGATTCCGCTCGTCTTGAGTCCACAAAATACGGTTGTCGGGAGCAGACTGCGTTCTCTGCAGTTCTGTCTGCTGTTGTGCCTGTCTGCGTTCCTTTTCTTCTCGTCTTTTTTTTCGTCTTAATGCCATAAGTAATTCTTCCTTTCGTTATCTTCCGACAGCGGATTCGGCTGTGGTATCTTCGGTTCAATCTTGCGCGCAGGGGCTATCGGTCTTGACATACACCAATATCGCAACGCATCTGCTATATGGTCTTCTTGGCTTGTGTCCAAGTCCTCTTTTTTTGTTTCATCGAACATCAACAGAGGCAGAGTCCTTATTGTGTGTTTGCAGTTGCTGAACACATAAAGCATCGGCTTTCCGACTTCATCAAATGCAAAACGGTAATGCATCTGCATCCATCCTGCAATACGGTCATTCTGTCCTTTGTCGAAGTAAATACCGTATTTTTCGGCTACATCATTGACGGATTCGCCTCTTGAGCCATCCCAAATTGCAGGGTCTGCCACTCCTTGAATATCCCGACCTGCAAGCTGTGGCTGTGTGTGTTCGTACTCCGACATCATCTCAAACTGCTTATACGGTTGCCATTTGACACCCTCGTTCGGTGTTGCTGTGCATCCGTAATACTCGTCGATAACATACGCTCTTCCGTCATAGTCAACAGCTATGTACAGCATTGCAAACGGCTTACCGTAACCGAAGTCATATGCCCGATATACTCGCCATTCCTGCGGAATATCGAACGGTTCTATCACATTAGTGTATCGACCATATTTGAGAGCATCCTCAGGAGAAAGACCGAGCTTGTGAGCCTCCGCAACATCAACCTCAGTCCTAAAGTCCTCAAAAAACATACCCTTGAAGACATCCCATCTGCCGTAGAGCCAAGCATCACGGAGTTTTGGGGGCAATGCCTCAAGCTGTTGAATGTATTCAGGCTGACTCTCCATAAGAGCCTTGTTATCCGTTACAAGCGACTGTATAAAGCAGTAATCGTCAGCTTGCTCATACTGACCGAATTTGCGGTCAATAAACAACCGCTTAAAATAGCCGTGACTCTGTCCCCCTGGGTTGAGTGTGTAATATATCCTCTTTGGGTAATCGTTGACACCACGCAAACAAGCCGTAATAGCTTTGATTTGGTGTTCCGAGAGCAGACAAGCCTCATCAATAAAAATCACATCAAATTCAGCACCTTGATACTGTTGAAGGTCGGCATCGTTCTTGCAATAACCGAATTTTATCGTTGAGCCGTTCGGAAATGTAAAAATCTTGTCTTGTGTGTTGTATCGGGCGATGCCAGCTAATTCTGTTCTTAGCGTGTTAATGTGGTTGTTGAGCAATTCGGGATATGTTCTACGGACTATAAGTATCTTTATCCCTGCATATCTCGCACACAATAATTTGGCTTTCATTCGCACAGCAAAGGATTTTCCTCCGCCTCTCGCTCCACCGTAGGCAACATATTTCTGCTTTGCAAGCAAGAATTGTCTTTGCTTGTCATTCGGTACACCTAAATAGTTAATCTTTGTCATTCTGCGTACCTCTCTGCCTCATCTGAGAGAGCAAACATAGTCGGCTCTATGTTGTCTTTGTCCTGCTGTGCTTTGAGCCTCTCACGCTCAAGAGCAAGCCGTTCACGCTCAAGTGCAAGCCGTTCAGCCTCAAGTCTTCCGATAATGCCGTGTAGATTTTGTTTAACCTCTACGGCATCTTTCAAGGCTCTTGACAGGCTCTGCAGGTCTTTAGTCTGCATCGGGGGGATAACATCATAGCCGTTTGACTCATCGCCCTCTCTCCTCAAAAAATCAAGGATTAAGTCATCCATCTTGTCTGAGGCTTTAATAAGTTTCGTCATTTTGTTGACTTTTTGCTTTTCAATCTGTTCAGTAGCTTTCTTGTAGACATTTTGTGTCACTTTTTGTCTTTTTTCACGCAGTCCGTACTCGTCTATATGCCTACGCAGGGTCGACTCTGCCATACCGTATTTCTTGCGGATTTCAAACTGCTCCAAGCCGTTTATATATTCTTGTTCAATCTCGTCCCACGGATATTTATTTGATGACATTGTCACACCTCTTTTGCACTATAATGTTTAAATTAAATACTATATAAGCAAAAAAAAATTCGCTAACCGCACACGGCGAACGGTCAGCGAACAGTCAGCGAAAAAATATTTTTTCAAAAAAATTTAAAAAAACTATTGACAAGGCACAAAATTCGTGCTATTATAAAGTCACAACAGAGGGAAACCTCAATAAAGCAAAAGGAGATTAACGCTATGACAAACAAAACAGACACATATTTAGAAAAGTTAGAGGCAAACGCAAAATTTTTGAACAATCTACCGAAAAAGAGCGGGTATGACATTTGGAACATCCCGATAGACTGCGATTTTGCATCTGAGGCAATAAAAAAAGGTTTAGTGCCGATTGTGCTTTGTAATGAACGATACAAAGTTATCCAGTTAGATTATTTGCAAGTTGCAAACCCCGAAGAGGCTGAAACGATAATGCGAGGTGTAGTGAATACAGGCTATCCATTTAGAAGTTGGGGCAGACTAAGGAGAAAAGAAAGAAAAGAAATAGCTCAAAAAGCTATGGCTGTACTAAAGAAATATTTGATTTAGCTAAACGGCTTCCGAAGGTAAACTTCAAAAAACAAAGGAGAAAATACTATGACAAGCACAAAATGGTTTAATAATCCAAAAACACTTGAAGAACTCAAAAAGCAGTACAAAAAACTTGCAATGGCTCATCATCCCGATTGCGGTGGAACAACAGAAGAAATGCAAGAAATTAATGCCGAATATGACGAACTCTTCGCAGTTCTCAAAAATGCAAAATCAACCGCAGACGGCAAAGTGTACGAAACTTCCGAAGAAATGAAAGAAACTCCAGAAGAATTTAAAAAAATCATCAATGAACTTATTACATTGCAGGGGATTGAAATTGAAATCTGCGGTAATTGGGTTTGGGTAACAGGTAATACATACAATTGCCGTGAACAGCTGAAAGCCCTTAAATTCAGATTTTCAAAGAAGAAAACAGCGTGGTACTATCACAACGAAGATTACAAGAAAAAGAGCAAAAAAACATTCAGTCTTGATGAAATCCGTGAACTCTTCGGAAGTGAGAAAATTACACAAAAACAATCACTCTTGGCATAACATCTAATCGCTGTGCTATCGGCTTGACGGGCAGAAAGAA